CGACGCGACGCGCCTTCGCCTCGATGAAGCGCGCGAACGAGAATGGCGAATGACCAAGGTCGGCGAGTGACCTGACCGCGCGAACCCACGAATCCGGCAGGTCACGCGGCGAGAAGTCAGCAAGCGTCGTCTTGCGCGCCTCGCTCTTGCGTCTCCACTGGTCGAGTTCGCGCAACGCAGATTGCGTAGCAACGTCAACAAGTTGCTCGACCTCGAAGCCCAGCATCTGGCGCGCTTCTTCGCGCGTCACCAAGCCAGCTTGATACAGGTCAATCACGCTCTTGCGCTGCGCGCCTACGTCCTCGGCCAGTGCCTCAATGTCATCGTAGTTGATCGTCAACCCTAGTGCTTCTGCGATTAACTCCGCGTCCGGCAACACCGTGTCGCGCCAGAAAGATATGCGATGTTCAGCGGCGGTGGCGTAGTTTGCGGCGTCGGTCAGCATAGTAACCGGCACGCCAAACGCTGCGCTGATGCGCCTGAGTGCCATTTCGTCTACTCGTTCCATTGCAAGCTTGTCCAGCGCCGGGATATCTAGCGGTCGAATTTGCATGTTTCGCCTGAGCACCAGCGCGCGCCATGCATTACGCACGCCAGATGTGAGACGCTGCCACGTCGTGCGCACAGCTTCGGCGTCAGCGTCAGTCAGCGCGCCTTCCTCTGGCGTGATGATGAGTGGTGGAAGTGCGCCCTGCTCAAAGAAGGCGCGCGTGAACTGCTCGGCTGCCAGCGCGGTAGCTGCGCTGGTCTCAGCTATCTTCAGCGGCGCAAGGCCAGGCCCGATATCGCTGGTCGGAGACCAGGTGTGAGCGTATATGACCTGGTCGGGCGAGTAGCGGCGCGAGAACTGGCCGCTCTGCCAGACGTGAGCGGTGATTCCTCTGGCAGCATCCCCTTCCACGCGCATCGCGGTCGGGTTGAGCACGCGCATGGTTGAACGTTCAACCCAGAACGCGCCGGCAACGCACAGTGACGCTTCGCAAAGGTAGTACAAGCGTGCAGGGAACGGCGCTTGCTCTTCACCACGCAGGAAAGAAAGAGACGCGACGGCATTCGCGCGCAGGGTGATGCAGCGCATGACGTAGGCATGGAGCGGCTGCGCATGTGGGCGCGTCACGTAGCCCAAAGCGTCAATCGCCTTCGTCGTCCCGTATGCCGTCTTGATGGTCACCATATTGCGTCTGCAATCGCGCTGCCCCTGCCAGCTGCGCGCGAGTAAACCCACGCGATTGCCATCACACAGTCATCGTGCATCCCAGCAGGCGCGGAGTACTCGTACGTGCCGTCCTTGCGTCGTCGCTGTGAGAACTGCTCTAGCTCTGTGAGCACGTAGTCATCGTCTGGCAGTGCAATCTCGCCGCGCTCAATCGCCCACGCCAACTGTTCGACAATCGCGCGCTTGGCGCTGGCCGTGGTCGTCGCGCCTAAAACCGGTACGTTCTGAGACGCAAGGTAGTCCATGACCGGCGCGCCGGCAGCGTTCTGCTCCACGATGACCTCGATGGCTTGGCACTCGCGCGCGATCTGCGCGATGCGCTGAACGGTGCGCGTGTAATCCTCATGCCGCCAGCGCGCGACCTTCAAGACGGCTGACTGGCTGATGTCAAACACAGCAACCGCGGTGTAGTCCTCGTCGCGCCCGATGTCCACCCCTAAGGCAAACGGGCCGCGCGGCTCAACGGCGCGAACGCAGGCACGAACACCGCGGAATACGCCGCCGGCCTCGTCCACAAACTCGGCGAGCCACTCTTGGCGATAAGTGCGGTCACTCACGAGTTCGCGCGCGCGCGCCGCAGCTTCACGGATGCTCGGTAGCGGATTGTCGGTGCTCGGCGCGCGCCACGCTGCATTCTCTTGCTTACAGCGTTCGTACTCGTGCCAAAACCAGTTGCGGCCTCGCGGCGTGCTGATGAGCATTGCACGTCCCCGCCGGTCAGCCAGCGTCGGCATGAGCACGTCGTACCACACGCGCTCATCCATCATCGCGGCCTCGTCCACGATGACCAAATCAAAGGCTTCACCGCGGATTGAATCAGGGGAATCAGCAGAGTAGATGCTCAGGTAACCGCCGCTCGGGAACTCGATGGTGCGCTCGGCGCGCCGAATGCGCAGTTGGTCTGCAACCGGCGCTGTCATTTGCTCTGCAAAGCGCCAGAGCGGACGAGAGTTTCGGTATGTCGGTGCAACCCACGCAACTGCTCCGCCGTGCGCGGCGCAAGACAGCGCAAGGCTGCCGGCCATGACGGTTTTACCCCATCGCCGACCAGCGCAAACAACTTTAGTCCACGCTGGACTCAGAGCTATCGCCGTCTGGTCTCGCCGCAATCGCGGCAGCAGCAGCGTAGTAGTCATACGCGCGAACCTCAATTGGCGCACCGTCGCGCCCACTCACTTCTACTTTGTCGGGCACTTTGCCGTAAGCGACCTCAAGTATCCACTGCGCGAAGCGCGGGTTGCGCAGTGCACTGCGCAAGATGATCTCGACGTTTGTCGCTACATGGCCATCAATGACAAGCGGTCGCCCGTCCGGGCCTTTCGCTGGCTCGTTGAGCAAAGACAACGCAAGTCTGCGCAACTGGTCGAAGGTGCGCGGGCGACCTTTGCGGTTTATGCGCGGGTCGCCTTTGACGAACCGTCCGCGGTTCGTACTACCGCCGCCGGCCTGCGCGTCCTTTTCCGCCCTTGCCTCCACGCTTTCCACCTTTGCTGGTTTTAGCGCCTCCGCTTTTGGCAAGTATCTCTTTCATGTCTTTACCTCCTTGAAGTTTGCGCGCGCCAAGCTCTGCGCGACTCTGCGATTGTCGCACAAAACACGACGCGGCCAAAATACGCACTCGCACGCTCGCGCCAGTAAGTGTCTCCGCCGTAGCAGATGACCTTCTGCGGATTCAGCCTTTCGGCGATCAACCGAAGCGCGGACTCTCTGCGCTGCAGATCAAGTTTGTCCGCGATGCGCGATTGCATCTGTATCGCAACGCATCGCGGCTTGTCTGGGATGCCAAGCAGGTTGAACTCAAACGAGCCTTCGTCAACCCAGTCAATGTCTGGCACAACGGGTTGGCCAAGCGACTGGAGATACCGACCGACCCACCTTGAGCGATACACCTGCCACATATGTATTACGACAGGGTCGCGCGGACGAAGCGAGAAGTTCGGCGTGATGTATGCAAGGAATCGCTTAGCCAGAATCTTCTCGATGGCTTCCGCTGCGTTGTCGTAGACCTCGTTGATCACGTCATCGTAGGTATAGAAGCAGAGCACCGAGCGGGTGTAGTCAACGCCGCGCTCTGTAGAGTTGCGGTAGACGAGGAGGTAGCAATCTGCCTCAGGCGTGCCTGGCCCAAACCACGTTGTGATGCCGTCGTCTATGTCAGGGATCAGGTCTGGGTCGAGATCAGGAATGCCAAGATGATTGCTGGACGGAAACACTGTGTCCGCTTTGAGCATCAGCGGGTTGCTTGCGCCGCCTATCGAATCTGCAGGCAGAGCGTCCACCTGCGATAAATCGAGAAGAACGCGAAGAGCGCTAACATCCGCCTTCCAGGCTTTCAGCGTTTCATCGTCGAGCCCCCACGCCATAAGCTGGCTATCATCCCAGCCCGCGAGAACGTCCCAGTTCCATGATCCAGTTGCGCCAGCGTGAAGCAAAATGGTAAGCCGCTGTCGCTCTTCGTCAGTTAACGCGCGCGTCGCGCGCCTCACTTCCACTTCGTAGTCATCGCCGTAGACAACTTTGAGCGCGCTCAGCCGCTGGTGACCATCGTAGACCTCGTTGTTTGGCCCGACGACAATCATCTGCACCTGACCGTAATCGCGCCAGGAGTCCAACAGCCGTTGAGCAGCGCGCTTGCTGATCTGACGTGGGTTACGTTCCCACGGCTTCAGGTCACGCAGCTTGACGCGCTCGTTTGTCCACGTCAGCGACATGCTACTTCGATCTGAAGGACTCCATCGCCTGCTCCAACAGCTCAAATGCGCGCTGATGGCGTTCCAGCTCGTGCTTAAGCTGCTGAATCTCGTTGCGCAGCGCGCGAATCTCCGCGGCCTGCTTGGCCGTCACCGCAGCCAGCAGCACAGCAGAGACGGCGAACAGCGCAGAGAAGGCGTCCATGCGCATTCAGTGATCTTTCTTCAGGAACTTAGCTAAGTTCTCCGGCAGCGGTATGCCTAGCTCATGAAGGCTGGAGACGATGCGACCAATCAGCGACGCTTCGATGATGAGCCAGGTCGCGGTGGCCACGGCCTGCAATCCAAGCTCGTCGGCGGCGATACGAATGCTGGTGTATGCGACTACATAAGGCAGCAGATGACGCCACAGGAAGTTCGCCAGCGCGGGAAGATGGAAGTCATCGTTGCGGATGCTGGCAGCCACAGCGAGCGCGGTGTTTACCAGAATCGATGCGACGATGAACTGAACCTCTGGAAGCGAAGCGATATACCTAAGAAAGGCTTGAGCTTGTGAGATGTCCATGCCCTGATTCTACCTGTATTACAGGTGGAACGCAACTCATCAAGTACTGATACACAAAACGGTCAGACGCCCGTTCTGCCGGGCGTCTGACCGCGAAGGAGGAACAGATGAGCCGGCGCAATGTTACTCGAGACGCTCACCATCGTCAAGCAAAGCGCGCAAGTCGCGCTCCAGCTGGCCAAGCTGATGCGGCGCGTAACGCAGCACTCGCCAGCCGAACACGACAGCGCGGTTGTACTTCTCCAGGTCTGCGAGATAGCCAACTGGTCGCACATGGCGACCGCGAATCCACACGCCGCCTTCGACCTCGACCGCAATCTTCAGGGATGGCCACGCAAAGTCGAATCGCCAGCGGCGTTCGGCGTCAAAGCGGTACTCACGTTCGGGCGCGGGGAGACCGAGCTTGCGGGCGATGGCTGAGAGTTTGGCGAAGAACACTGATAGGGGGCAGTATAGCAGCGGGAAAAACAAAAGAGGCCG